TGTTTTACTTTCTCATCGTTGTTTTGTTTTAACTGAACGATGTGTTTCTTTAACAATTCAACTTTTTGTGTTGCTAGTTCAATCTCATGTTTTTTCTGAGCAATAAGGTCTTTGTTATTAGATAAACGTTCTTTAACAAGACCATTCATTGTAGAAAAGATTTGAATGTCAAGTAAGTCTTCAATAATTTCTCTACGGTCACCAGACTTCAATTGCATGAACGGTGTAAACGAAGCGGAACCAAGAACAACAATCTGAGTAAACGATTTATAGTTTAGTTTCAGAATAAACTTTTCAAGGTGTTCTTGATAGTCTCTGCTTGCGGCTTCTTGATTGACAAGTTCGCCATTGCAATAGATTTCAAATTTATTGGGTTTAATGCCACGAATAATCTTATATGATTTATTGCCAGTATCAAACTCAACTTCAACCACACAGTCTTTGCCGTTGATAGAATTCAACAACTGTGGTTTGTTAATATCACGGAAAGGTTTGCCAAACAAACCAAAACACAACGCATCAAGCATTGTTGATTTGCCAGAACCATTACCCCCAACGATGAGGGTATTGTTGTTACTAGACAAATCCATTTCTGTATAGTAATTACCCGTTGAAAGTAAATTCTTCCAACGGACTTTGCGAAACATTATCATTAATCAGCAACTTCCGTGTTTAAGGCCTCTACGTAGAGTTCTCTCATAATATTTTTCAATTTATCAGGTTCAACATCTAATTGTAACGCATCAATGTACTTAGACAAGATGGTCATAGTATCTTCTGCTTGGTCTACAATCTCATCATCTACAATCGTATTATCTGTAAAGTCTTCAACAATAGACAAGTCGCCTACACCTGCTTTATAAAAACCATCAATTACATGGTCAAACAAATAGGCATTTTGTTTATTCAACACAACTATTTTTACATAGGTGTCTTTGTATTTTTCAAATTCAAACTTCTTCCAAAATTCAAAATCAGTTTCGCCATCATCATAGATGACTTTATTAAACATAGTAAATGGATTCTGAATGAATTCCATCTCTCTTGTTTCGGTATCAAACACATGGAATCCTTTTGGATCCATATAGTCAGCCCAAGTCATTTCGTAAGGTGTGCCCACATAGGTAATATTCCCGTCAGATGACTTGTGATGAAAGTGTCCTGATAACACTACATCATACTTTCTTAAATCGTTTTTGTCAATACCTATATCGCAAACATTGCCTTTATCCATTTCGAAACCAGCAATCTCAAAATGCCCAAAACAAACATCAGAGCCACTTGTTTTCATTTTTGAGAATATGTCTACCTCATTATCATCACAAATCCAAGGCACCACATCGATAGCAAGACCATCGAAATCTACTGTAGCAAAATCTTGGTAGATATTGATATTAGAATAATCACTAACAACAAGTGTTGGTGAATTAACTTCAAGTGTGTTTTTAAAAGCAACATCATGGTTGCCAATAAGTGTGTGTACTGTTATGTTGTTCTCTTTACATACATCAAAGAAATATTTACGTGACAAGTAAAGTGAATTAAAGTTGATAAACTTTCTGCGGTCAAACAAATCACCCATTTGAAAAATGGTATCAATATTGTTTTCTTTCAGGTATGGGAAAAATACTTCCTCGTAGAAACGTTGAAAGTACTTGTGAAAATCTAGAGAGTCTCCTCTAGCACCAAAGTGTGTATCACCTAAAACAATTAATTTCATTCTTCTTCTGGACCAAAGTCTTCTACTATATCGTCTATCGTTTTAATTTCTTTGCTTTTCTTTTTCTTCTCTTTGTTTTCTTCAAACGTATGAATAAACTCGGAGATGTTATCGTAAAGAACAAACTGTTTCATATTGCCCTCAGCATCTTCAAACATCTCACCATCACCAAAAATGCCAAACATCTCAGTAGCTTTATATTTTACATACAACTGTTTTTTCTCCTTCATAATACGGCGAAGGAAAGCATAGTAAATAATTTGTGTGAAGTAGGCAAAAGGATTCTTTGATTTGGTTGGATCAAAGTTGCGGAAGTACATCAGGCAGTTTTCAATGCCGTCTGAAATCATTTCATCTCGGAAAGAGTATGAAACAAAGTTAGGTTTCCTGGATAGGTGGTCTGCAATCTTTAAGAAACACTCACCGATATAATTTGGTATACGTGGGTCTTCTTTGCCTGCAGCTGCGGCAGTATCGCATGATTCTTTATACTCAATAAGAGCTTTAAGGAAGTCTGCGTTGTTGATGTAGTGATTTGTTTTCTTTGTCATAATTTACTCATTCTATAGGTTTTAAGGTTCAATGTCAAGCATTATTTACATCTTTGCCTAATCATCTTAGGCGAACTTTGGTCAATGCGCTTGACATTGCGCTTGACAAATGTTACATTAGCGGTGTTCCGTTTGATGATAATTCATTGGTAACCAGTTCCAATAATCTTAGTACCCTTTTACGATACTCAAATCCCAACATCGAGGCCTTCGTACCTTGTGCATGAGGCGGTTCTCTATTCAAAGACAAGTACTGGTCTACAGTTAAATCAATTAACTTACCGTCTTTATCTACACACCACCAATGCCAAACATCCCATTGGTCTAATGCCCTATACAGTTTGATATTCTTTGTACCAAACACTTTTTGCAGGCAAGCAGAAGAAGTGTGACAATGACCAAACATTGGATTGGTCTTGTTAATATCTATCCATTTTTTAGGAAGCAAATCTGGCGTCAGATGTTTTAATATGATACCTGAAACAAGATTCAAATTTTCTGGTGTATATTCTAAAATCAATGTATGTTCGATTTCTTTGATTCAGTTACAGCTTGTTCTATGTCATCTTCTTCATCGTAATACTCATAGGCTTCTTCATCAATTTCTTCCATTTCTTGAGCATTTAATTTTTCATTAAATTGAACAACTGTATTGGTGTAGTATTCTGAAAAAGAAGGTTTAGGATCCACGACAGTTACAATGTTTCGATAATCGATAGTGGCAAAATTGTCAATCAATAATTCTACTGGCAACCATGGCGCCATCAATAACATTGTTTGATTTTTATCCGCCTGTCGTTTAAGAATGACTCTCATAGGATTCTCTATACTAACGTAACGGTGTTTATCGTCCATTAATACTGAACCCATAATATCTTCGCCCGTATTCAATCGTATAATTTTTACTTGTATTTCTTCCATTAGGTTTTCATTTCTATGTTGTAAAATTTGTAATTGAATTTTTCTTCATCATATATCTTTACACGTTCAACAAAATGTTTAAGTGTATAGTTTGTGTGTTTACCAGTTCTAAAATCATCTGATATATCTAGGAGAGTTGCTTTGTCTTTGTTATCACCTAGTCTTAGACCTCGACCTATCGACTGAAGATTGCGAATTCTGGACTTAGAGGGTGATGCAAAGACGATGTTGTGGAGATTACGTATGTTGACACCAGTGCTATAAACACCGTAAGAAGCCACAATAATAGCGTCTGGTTGTTTTTCAGTAATCTCACGAACCGATTCCCTAACCTCAACGTCTGTGCCACCATATACAAAAAACACATGTCTATTCTTAGCATGTTCTTTAATGAGTTGATATAAAATTTTTCCATGTCTTTCCACTAATTGAAATAATACAAGTGTATTGCCTGTTAGAGACAAAACAAGATTTTTAATAAACTCATTACGTTTTGGATTGCTAACGATGTAATCTATTTCTTCTTGATAGTCCCACTTTTTTGACTCTTTACAAACAGGTTCAGGATATTTCAAAATCAAACACTTGATATTAAAATCTGCAACGTGTCCTTGTTCAATCAGTTCTGAGGTGGAAGTTGATTGAAATACAGGACCAAATAATCCTTCTAACACTAATCGGTGAGTTTGTGTACCGTCTAATGTACCTGTTGTTCCTATTCTATATTTAGCGCTATCACAACCAGTCATAATTGTTGTCATTGATTTGGCTTTGAATTGGTGTGCCTCATCTCCAATGACAAATTCAAACTGGTCAAAATAATCTTTTGGTTGTGTGTAGATAGATTGCCAAGTGGAAATAAAAAGAAACTTGTTTGCTTGTTTATCTTTACCACCATGAATTGTATGGCAGTAGTCAGAAGACTCCCAACCATAATCTTCAAAGTCTTTATACATCTGTGCTACAAGAGAGATGTTTGGCACAATTAAAAGACCACGTTTGTAACCTGC